CTTTTGTTCTGCCCTGCTGTTTTAACTTTTCAATAGTTTCTGCTTTAGCAAGTGCCTTGGCCATTTCTTCTTGTTTTTTAAGAGCGGTCAAACGCTCTGCTTCAAATTGTTTTTCAATGTTACGAATAGCAGTAGCACGATCTATACCTGCTTCTTTCAATGCTTCTTCTGTTAGCAATCCTACTTCTTTGATTGACTCATTCTTTTCATATTCAAGACGCTTAACTTCATCAACATACTTGAGAGCATTTTGAATCTGTGTTTCTCTTAATAATCTATCTGCGTCTTGTTCTTTTTTTCTTAAATCTGTAAGAAGTTTTGTTTTTTCTTTTTCTAATCTTTCAAGTAATTCTTTTTTGCCAAGTTCTGAACCTTCAAATGATTTTGCATCTGCTTCTTCTAACGCTTTTTTGTTTTCAGTATATTCGCGTAGGATTTTTTCGCGTTCATCTAATAATGATTTTTCAATTGCAAGAATACTCTTTGCTTGTTTTTCAATTTCAGCACTTGTTGTGCCTGTTGTAATGCCACCTATGTCTGAAGTGCCTGCATCAGCAACAGCATTTTTCTTTGCTTCAATTTCTGCTAATTGTTTTTCAAGATCTTGTCTTTCTTCATCGGAAACAAATTTGAATACATTCTTTTGGAATCCTTTTTGGAATGCACCTTTCATTCTTCCGCCGAAATCATCAAATGCATCTCTTGGATCTTCAAAGTTAAATATTTTTGTAAATGCTTCAGCAAATACTTTACCAAATTCTTTTACAACCAATCCAAGTCCGTGGAATGCGTTTATAAAACTATTTGCAAATACTTCAAGTCCATATAATAATTTTGTGCTTAGAGTTGCTTCAACTTCAAGCAATGGTTTGATTAAATCATACATTGCCACTGCCGCAGTTGCCGCCAATACAGCAATTAATCCAATTGGGTTTCTTGCCATTGCCGCAGTTAATGCCTTAACACCTTTGGTTAGTCCACCAACTGCTGTTGTCATTGCAACAACCTTGCCTACTGCCAATGTTGAAATGAATACTCCGCCAAATACAGCGGCCTTTTCAAGATTGTTTGCAATTAACAGTATGCCCTCTGCAAGTGCATTAAACACAGGAGCGGCACTTGTTCCTAATGCAAGGAAATTGTTTTTAAGAACAGTAAATGATTGTCCAATAGTAGGACCTGTTTTGGCAAATTGTGCATCAACATCTTTAGATGCTTTCAATAGTGCATTGATAAGAACATCTGCAGTCAATTTACCATCACCTGCTAACGCTCTAATCTCACCTCTTGCTTTGCCAGTTTCTTTTGCTAAGATGTCAAGTATCTGTGGTGCCGCTTCAACAACAGAGTTAAACTCATCACCTCTAAATGCACCTGAACCAAGTGCCTGTGCAAACTGTCTAATGGCACCTGAAGCACTCTGTGTGTTAGCACCTGCAATAGATAGCAATTTAGAGAATGTTTCAGTTGTTCTTGCCACTTGTGATTGATTTAAACCAAGGTCCTTGGTTGACAATGCAATCTTTTGATACAAATCAGATACAGCATCTAAATCCTGTCTGGATCTATTTGCAACATTAGTAAGGTCTACAAATGTTTTGTTAAGTTCTGCTTGACCATTTGTAACAAGTTTTAGTCTATTAGTAATTGTTTGAATTTGGTTTGCATACTGTGTTAAAGCACCAACACCAAATGCACCTGCCGCCAAGGCACCAATTTTTCCAAGAGATCTCTCAATGCCTGACAAGACACCTTTGGTTTTATCTCTTGCGACTACGTCTATTACTTGTGTTGCCATCTAATGTTTTCCTTGTCTGTTCATATTCCCACCTATAAAAAGCGGCCCATGTTTGTATTTCCAGGACACTAAACTGCATTACTTCTGCTATGCTCTTACCTAACCTATCTGCAATCTTACAGATAATCAGTAATTCAGTGTCCTCTACGAGTTTTTTCCGATATCCTCCAACTGTTCTGTTGGCGAATTGATCTCGGCACAAACTCTAATAATAACATTAGGATCAACATCATGCATTAAACCGTTTTTGTCAAACTTTGTAAACAAAGGTTTACCTTCTGGATCTAACGCTTTTGAAATCAATGTTTCTACCAATGCTTCAACTGTTTTACCTTCTGATTGTAGTCTAATAATATTTTGTTCTACAGCAAAAGGATACGCAGGTTTAAAGTAAACATCACTTTTCCATTCTGGAACTGTTACTTTGTTAAGACCTCCTGCAAGTCTTTCTTTGAAATGCCCTTTGGCATTCTCCATTACACTCATTTTATTCTCCGTAGTGTCTCCCTAACTGCTGGCGTTGTTATGCCGTTAGGTGCTTGTGTTTTAGAATGACCTTCTTCCAACGCTACTATGTAAGGAACGCGGTTGACTACTTGGGTTTCGCGATAACGCTTTTCTTTTCGCCAACCTCGTCTTGCCTTACCTTGATCTATTGGTGTAAATTTGCGTGCCTGAACCAATAGTTCGTCAGTCATTCTGTCAATGAAAGTGTCTTTTTCTCGTTCAAGACGCCTCATAGATTTTCGTTTGTTACGCAATACAAACTTTAACATAGTGTTACACTGACTCTACGTCAAGTGCTCCTGTGCCTTGGAATGATACACTTGCAGTTACAAGGTCATCAAATGATGCTGTTCTTGAAACTGAAGTAACGATAACTTTACCTGTGAATTTTTCTCCACTTGTTGTGTTTGGATAAAATTCTACAAATAAGTCACCGTCGTTATCTGGACGGAAAGCGTCTGATGCCGCTGTGTGTCCATCGTCGTATACTACTTCCATTGATCCAGTGAATTGATGCAATCCGCTTTTGTAAGTTCTTGCGGCGTCGCCCATAACTGTGTCTTCAATTACATCCTTGGTGTGCTCCACTGTCCAAGAACGAACTTCAGCGATTGCTACTTCACCGGCACTGTCGGTTCCGATTTTAACGGTTCCGTTTTCTCCTGTATATGTTGCCATATCTTAGTTCTCCTCTTTTGGTGTAAAGTCGTCTTCTGAATAAGTCCAATTATCTTCCCCACAATCTTTGTATGAATGCTCTTCGCTTCCACACTCAATGCAAGGAACAGCATCTAACTCTTCCTTAGTGGGTTCAATATCTTCAACTTTTTCTTCTTCGACTGGTTGTGAAGTCACTTCCGCAGATGCAGAAATCTTTTCTTTCTTACCCTTGGGTTGTGACTTTTTTCCTTGTGTTGGATTGTCAGTTGACCATCCTTCATCAAGAAATCTTTGTAAACGGTCGGCCTCAACTTTTTGCCATTCACCGCCTTTGTATATTTTAATATATGTTACTGGCATTATACTGCTCCTTTAGTAAATGAGTAGTGAACTTCAGCAATCACGACAAATTCACCTAATGGTGGTGTTCTGTCTATGACTTCGATTGAAGTTACATGAGTTGTTGCGGCACGGGCCGTTGCGAGTTCTCTATCTCTATTAGTGTTTAACGCTTCTTCAATTCGTTCAATTAAATTATTGCGTTTTTCGTCTACACTTTGAACGAAACCTTGTCGTCCATCTGAACGGACAAATCCTCTAATCTGCACTTCAATAATGCCGCGTCTATAACCACCCATTGCTTGGTCTTCGCGTGTTTCATTGCCTGTAGTTACAAGCAGTGCAGGAAATTGTGTCATAGCAAGTTTATCCACATCAAATGGTTCTCTTGACACAAAGGTAGGTCTTGGAGGAGTCATATCCTTCAAAACATCAATTATGTGTTTGGTGATTGTTTCTCTATTGGACATACCTACTACCTTTTAAGGCGTAGGAAATGTTGTGGTTGTTTTTCAGTGTCTGTTACTATACCTGAAGAATCCAAATCATATTCTACACCATCTCTTAAAACAAGATCAATTTCACGCTCGTATTCTTTTCTATAGAATTCCATTTTGCGTTCAAATAGATCTTGGTCTACATCAAATTTTGCTAATTTAGGGTATATATGGAAACCTAAAGCATTGTATACACAGGCACGAGTCAATTGACTTGCTGTATATAAATCGTCATCTGGTTCTACTTGTCCTGATGCTAATTTTCTTAAATCGTATAGACCGATGCTTTGTGTAGGCCACCAACGAATTCTAAGATCACGAAATACATCGTTTTGTGCTTTAGTTAGTTCTTCTTGGAAATCAGGGATACCGAAGTCTAAAATGTCCGGTTCATATTCCTGAATGTCTGAAATGGTTGCTAATATTGCCATAATAGGATACTGTCCTTATAATATGCTATGAGTCCTTCTCATACCACTAAATTGTTTTACAAATGTATTTAGCGTATTGGAGTGAATCCAGTGTATATTCAAGAGAAAAGGGCGAATTTCTCCGCCCTTTTCAAGTTAATGACTAATCAACAATTAAAGTTGAGCGTCACCAATTAATTGAACGCCATA